GGCGCTCGCCCAGCTCTCGCGATCGGTGGAGCAGAGACCCGACAAGCGTCCCTCGCAAGCCGACTTGCGTGACAGTGGCCAGCTTGAGCAGGACGCCGACACCATCGTGTTCCTGCTGCGTGAGGAATATTACATCCGCAAGGAAAAGGCGGAGGGCTGGGAAGCCGCGCTAGCGCTGGTCCAGAACGAGATCGAGTTCATCTGTGCCAAGCGCCGCAACGGCGTCGAGGGCAGCGCCAAAGGCTATTTCTATGGACAGTATCAGGCGGTGCGCGGGTGAGCATCATCGCAACCGCCGTCAAGCATCTGATCGCCGCCGGAGTTACGGGTGACGCGCTTGTGCAGGCTATCGCTGAAATGGAGGCCGCGCAGCCGGTCAAGGTCGATGCGGTTGCAGAGCGCCGCCGTGCCTATGACCGCCAGCGCAAAGCCAAGGCTGAGGGCAATTCCGGTGGAATTCCGCCGGAATCCGCCGACACCCCCCTTAATGATATATATTCTAATCCCCCCGGCGGAGCTAAAGCTCCTTCGCTGGCTGACCGAGTGGTCGAGGCTTGGAATTCAGGCCCAGGGGCCAAGGGCGCGACGAAAGCCCGCCCACTGGATGCCAACCGGCGCAAAGCCCTGTCCGTCCGATTGAAGGAACACGACGAAAACGAGGTGTTCGAGGCGATCCGCAACCTTGCCGCGTCGGATTGGCATTGCGGCAAGAACCCGAATGGCTGGACAGCCAACCTGGGCTGGCTCCTGAAAAGCCCGGAAAACTTCCAGAAATCGTTGGAAATGGGCGCGAACGTTCGCCGGATCGAGCCGCCGCCGAAGGCTGTGCAGACCATGGCCCAAATCATTCTCGAACGCCAAGCAGCCGGAGCAGCCCAATGACCCCCACCCTGAAAGCCATGATCGAGGAGATGGTGAAGTGAGCGAGCCGTTCAAGCGCGAAGAGCGCTACATCGTCATCAAGCGCAAGCACCTACCCAACTTCATCGAGTTGGAGCTGCGCGAGGAATTGCGTCGGCACAGCATCCCGATGGTGGATTGCGTCGTGGTTGAACATGACTGGCCTGAGTACGACCCAGTGTGGGCGATGATCGAGTCTCGCATGGCGGGAGATACTAACCCATCTCAAGGCATGGTAGCCAAGATCGCCCGTGCGATGCTCGCCGATGATCTGTCGGGCAGCATTGGCCGGGACTTCAACGAAGCATGGGAAGAAGAGGGCGCAGCGTGGATATCGAACGCCCGCGCCGCCCTAACCGCAATGCTCAATCCAACGCCGGGAATGCTGGGTGACGCTTGGGTGTCCTCCGGCATCGAAGACACGCCGGAAAAGCTCGAGGCCGCATGGCGAGCCATGGTGGAGGCTGCAATCAATGGACAATGACCGCAGATTGAAGGAGCGCGCGCGATCAGCGGTAAGGCGAGCTGTCGCAGCTGGCAAGCTTGTGCGCCCGCTGGAATGCCAGGATTGTGGCACTGTCCCACCGCGTGACTCAACTGGTCGCTCAACCATTCACGGGCATCATTGGCGTGGATATGGGCGTCCATTGGATGTCGAATGGCTTTGCCCGAAATGTCACGCTGCCAAAGACCCTCGCCTAAAAGGCGAGGCGCATCGAAACGCATCAATAACTGACGCGGTCGTTCTGGCGATCCGGGCCGAGACATCGCCATATGGGCTAGCCAAGAAATATGGAACTGATGCGTCAAACATCTCTGCCATCCGATCTGGAACGGCATGGTCTCATCTAGGAGGAAAGCGGTGGCAGACATCACACCACCGGGACCGAACGCATTGCAAGCGTGGACACGCACTGACCCCCGACAACATCTATCCTAACAATAAATGGCGACAGTGCATCATTTGCAACAAGCTTAGAAATGCAGCGGCTTACGCCCGGAAAAAGCAACGCACCGCCGCACTCAACGAAGAGGAGGGGTAGGGGATGGGCGAACACATGTCACTTCTCGAAGTCGCAATCCGTGATGCGTGCGACGAGAACGGATGGCTAGCAACCGACCCACGCGTCTGGAACATGGTTCAGCATATCCAGCGCGCGCTCCCGCAAGCCGATCAAAGCCCGAAGGGGCGAAACGCGAAGCGGTTCGATGCGCAGCACGCGAGCGGCGGTCCCGAAGGGATGCGAACCGAGCCGTACATGCCAACCGCTGAGATGACCGACGATATGCTGATCGACATTGGCGGCGAGGTCATCACCTGCGGCGAATTGCAGCGCCGAAGAGCGGAGAGCGCCGCTGAGAATGCACCACCCGTACCACCCAAAGGGGACGCATAATGGCTAGAGCAGGCAGGCCCCCTATAACTCGCGCACGGGTGCTGTCCTATTGGCGCAAGCACGGTCCATGCAGCATCACGCAGATCGAGCGCAGCACCGGGGCTAGTCGCCGCCATATCATTCGCCTGTTGTCAGCAGCGAAACAAACAGGAGAAATATCCGCTGCATGAATTTTGTCACCTCCCGCAAATGATTCCCATGATGTAGCTGAACTGTTGGGCAAATAGGCAGAGAGGCTCGACACTGATGCCAGCGGGGCGTCCTACCAAATACGATCCAGCTTATTGCGAAGCCATCATTGAGACGATGGCGACAGGTCTCTCCATGACCGCGTTTGCTGGGGAGATTGGGGTCGCCCGCTCGACCATCAACGAGTGGATCGACACTTTCCCCGATTTTTCGGAAGCTGCACGCGTAGGGAAGGCAAAGCGTACGCTTGCTCTTGAGCGCGGTATGCTCAACGCAGAGAGCGGCCCGGCAGTAACTGCCCGCATGTTCGCGCTCAAGAACGCTGACCCTGACGAATGGCGTGAGAAGCAGCATGTCGAGCATGCTGGTGAAGTCGCGCACAAGGTCACGCGTATTGAGCTGGTCGGGGTTGCGCCGGAATGAGCGTGGTCCAGATCAAGATCCCCGCCAAGCTCGTCCCGGTATTCCAGGGCGAGGCTGATGTGCGTGGCGCGCATGGTGGCCGTGGCTCTGCAAAGACGCGCACCTTCGCAAAGATGACCGCTGTTCGCGCCCATATGTGGGACATGGCTGGGCGTGAGGGCATTATCCTGTGCGGTCGCCAATTCATGAACTCGCTGGCCGATAGCTCGCTTGAGGAAATCAAGGCGGCAATCCGCGACGAACCGTGGCTTGAGGCGCATTTCGAGATCGGCGAAACCTACATCCGTACGAAGTCCGGACGGATCAGTTACAGCTTCATTGGTCTTGCCCGGAACCTCAACAGCATCAAGTCGAAATCACGCATCCTGCTGGCGTGGATCGAAGAGGCTGAGCCGGTCACGGAGGAGGCGTGGGTCAAGCTTATTCCTACGCTGCGTGAGGAGGACAGCGAGCTTTGGGTGACGTGGAACCCAGAGCGCAAGAAGTCCGCGACCAACAGGCGCTTCCACACCGCGAGCAACGACAATGAGCCCCGCGTCAAGATCGTCGAAATGAATTGGCGCGACAATCCGTGGTTTCCCGACATTCTCGATCGCGTCCGTCGCAAGGACGAAATGGAGCGTCCCGAGCAATACGGGCATATCTGGGAAGGCGAGTTCATCACGGTTGCCGAAGGCGCCTACTACGCCCAGCAGATCAACGCCGCGCGAGCCAAGGGGCGTATGGGTGAGCTTGACCCCGACCCGCTCATGACGATCTGGGCCATTTGGGACATCGGCGGGACCGGAGCAAAGGCGGACGCCACTGCAATCTGGATCGTGCAGTTCATCGGACAGGCGGTCTGGCTGCTCGATTATTACGAGGCAAAGGGGCAACCGCTCGCTGCGCATGTCAACTGGCTGCGTGAGCGCGGTTATGAAAAGGCGCACTGCGTTCTCCCGCATGACGGCGCGAGCCATGAGAAGGTCACAGACACGACCTATGAGGGCGCGCTGAAGGCCGCTGGCTTCCACGTCATGGTCATTCCCAACCAAGGGGCGGGAGCTGCGATGCTTCGCGTCGAGGCTGCTCGCCGGTTGTTCCCGCAGATGCATTTCGACGCGGAATATTGCGAGGCCGGAATCGAGGCCATCGCTTGGTATCACGAAAAGCGGGACGAAGAGCGGGGCATTGGTCTTGGCCCGAACCATGACTGGTCAAGCCACGGCGCGGATGCATTCGGGCTGATCGCTGTTGCGCGCCCGCTGATCCTTAACCTGTCGCAAGACGACGACGAAGACTGGCGCGGCGACCGTATGCCGGATGGGGGGTATTGATGGCAACGCAGCCGATTGAATTGATCGAAGAGGAATCTGTCGAGGTGGCAGAGGCCACGCTTGGCATTCTCGATATCCTCTCTCTCAACGGGGAAAACCTCGCCAACTATCTCGATGATAACACCCTGATGCGCATCGGCCAGAACGTCATTCGTGACGTGGAGATCGATGAAAGCTCGCGCGGGGAGTGGCGGGGTCGCTACGAGAAGAACATCGACATCGCGATGCAGAAGAAGGCCGACAAGGTGTTCCCTTGGCCCGGCGCTTCCAACTCGCGCTCGCCCATCCTGACGATCGCGTCGATCCAGTTCAACGCCGAAGCCTACCCGGTCATCGTGGATGGCAGCAATCTGGTGAAGGGCCGCGTCCTTGGCCCTGATCCTGACGGGCAGAAGCGTTCGCGAGCGGACCGTATTGGCCAGCACATGACGTGGCAGCTTCTCTACCGGATGCCGGGATGGGAGGAGGACACGGATCGTCTGTTGCTCATGCTCCCCATCGTAGGCTGCATGTTCCGCAAGACCTTCTACGACAGCATTGAGAACGCCAACCGTAGCGAGATCGTCAACGGTCTCGACTTCATCATCAACAACGACGCTAAGTCGATCGAGACTGCGCCCCGGTACACGCACCGGCTGCATTACTACCCCTACGAGGCCGCAGAGTTCGTGGCAGCTGGCATGTGGCGCAAAGTCGCGGTCGAAGCCGATGAGGGCGGCGATGACGATCAGGCGCTGGTCGAGTTCTACGAGCAGCATCGGTGCGAGGACCTCGACGGCGACGGCTATCCCGAGCATTACGTCGTCACCTGCACGAAGGACGGCGAAGTGGCCCGTATCGTGCCATGCTTCGGCCCGGAAGACGTGACGGTCATGTCGCCGATTCTCGCCAAGCCGACGAAGCTCAAGGAACTAGCGGAAGACGCGGCCATGCTGCGCGGTATCCCGCTTCAGGTGGTGAAGGTCACGCGCCGCCAGTACTTCACCAAGTACGGCTTCATCCCTTCGCCCGATGGCTCGTTCTACGATATCGGCTTTGGGGATCTGCTGGAGAACGTCACAGGCCTGATCGACAAGCTTCAGAACCAGATGATCGACGCGGCTGCGCTGGCCAATGCGGGTGGCGGGTTTGTCGCTGCTGGCATGAACATGCGGGGCGGCAACTTCTCGTTCAAGCTGGGCGAGTGGAAGCGTGTCGATGTACCCAACGGCACGGCGCTGCGGGACAACTTCTTCGGTATGCCCGCAGCAGGGCCAGCCCCGGTTTCGTTCAGTCTGCTTGAGATGCTTTACCAATCTGCGCGTGACATTACGTCTGCGCAGGATGTGGTGGCGGGCCGCGCCTCCCCAAATCAGCCCGCCACCACTACCCTTGCATTGATCGAGCAGGCCTCGACCGTCCGCAAGGGTATTTTCAAGCGCATCCACCGCTCGTTCGGCCAGGAGCTTCGCATCCTTCGCCGCCTCAACCGGGACTATCTGGATGAGGAGGAGTATTTCCAGCTCAACGACTCAGAGCAGGCGGTCCAGGTCGTCCGCGACGATTACGGGGATGAAGACCTTGACGTAATCCCGGTAAGCGATCCGGGACAGGTCAGCGACATGCACAAGATGATGCGCGCGCAGGCGATGTTCGAGGCGTTCAACGGAGACGTGCTGATTAACCAGACGCTCCTGCGTGAGAACATGCTGGTCGCGATGGGAGCGCGTGATGTGAAGGCATACTTCGAGGTGCCACCGCCACAGCCTGACCCGAAGGCGCTGGCCGAGGTGGCGAAGGCCGAGACGCAAAAGATGGACGCTGAGAGCCGCCGCACGACCGCGCAGGCAGGGGCGAGCGAGAAGTTCGCGGGCGCAGCCGAGCGGTTGGCCAATCTTGGCCTGCTTCAAGACGCAGCAACGCTTGCCGCCCACGCGGTCGAGGAAAGCGCAGAGGAGGACATGAATGAGCAGCACGCCGATCCATTTGACGGACAAGGCGCTCTACCAGGAATGGAGGGCGCACCCGGCGACGGTGGAGTTCTTCCAATACCTCCGGGACCGGCAATCGGCCCTGATGGAGGCATGGGGGAAGGGGGGGGCGGATTCCCACCTCCCGGAGACGCAGGCGCAGGCGGTTTTTCTGGGCCAGCTAGCAGCGATGCGCTGGGCTGACGTGGCCGAGCAATATGACATTGAGGTGAAGGAGGAAGACAATGGCTGATGAAACGAAGCGCGCCACCCCTGTTCCTGGGGCAGTGCAGAGCAAGATGCGTGAAGGGGTGCGCCAGCGTTACGCGATGGGCACGACCGAGAGCGTCAACCCGAAGGGGGAGCCTAAGCGGTGAATACGTCGGGCATCATCCCGCTCGATCATCGCGTTCTCGTCAAGCAGGACGAGGCGGAAGAGAAGATCGGTTCGATCCTCATCCCACCGAGCGAGCAGGACAAGAAGAAGTACGCCATGACCAATGCAACGGTCATCGCGACCGGTGCGCTGGCATGGGCGGAAGCCAAGCACGACGCGCGGCAGTTCGGCCTTGACGCCAAGTTCCCACAAGCCGGGGACCGCGTGAAGATCGGCAAGTACACCGGCGATCGCCACAAGGGCGACGACGGCGAAGAATACACCATCCTGAACGACACAGACGTCATCGGCCTTCTGGCCTAACGAGGGAAAAGACATGGCAACGCAACTGGCAGAAATGCCCGACAGCCTCGGGGGAGGCGAGGTTGCGGAGCAGGATAACACGCAGGCGCCCGAACGTGACATTGAGGCGGAAGCCCGTGTCATGGGCTGGCGCCCCAAGGAGGAATTCGAAGGACCCGCAGGCGCATGGAAGCCCGCAGCCGAGTTCGTAGAGTTCCGAGAGAACAACCTTGCGATCAAGAGCAAGCAGGTCGTCGCGCTTCAGCGTGAGCTGGCCGAGGTCAAGAAACTGGTCAAGGGGCTGCAAAAGGCCGAGCAGGAAGCCTACGAGAACGCCCGCGCTGATCTGAAGGCGCAGATGGAGGAGGCCGTCGAGGCCGGTGACGTCGCGGCCTTCAAGAAGGTTGAGGCGAAGGTCGAGAAGCTCGACCAGAAGGCCCGCGCCGAGGTGGCGCAGAGCGGCGATGCTGAAAGCGCCTACGACGACTTCCGAGAGGCTAACGCGTGGTACGACAGGGGCGCCCTTGCGGCAGC